AGATTAAAGAATGCAGCAGCAACTAAGAAGCTTGCTATATTTGACGCATTTGAAATACTTAATAGAATAGAAACGGAGAAAGAAGCTTTAGAGCTATTAGAAAAGGGAGGTAATATAAAACATACAAACCAAGGATTTGCAGAACGTAGGTCAAAATAAATTATACAGAGTAGTACCTAATTATGTTCCTAAGAATGTTATCACTAACAAGAACAGGAATAGTAGTTGGGTGTATGGCTATAATGAAAAGTATGATTTAGTTATTATATCTAAAACAGGAAAGCTTGGAGATGTTATAGAGATTTCCGGTTTAAAGATAGGTTTACCTCTTACCTCCAAAGAGTGTCTTCAAAGACACAAAGAAAAACAACATCAGTATTGGGAAAGACATGAATTGCCAAATGAACTTTCAAAAATAAAATCCATATTTCAATGGAATGAAATGCCTACTGCTTTTAAGGACAGATGGGTAGATTACATTGAAAATGAGTTCGACAAAAGAGAAGATGGATTTTGGTTTATGAACAATGGAGTTAAAACCTACATTACAGGTTCTCACTATATGTATCTTCAGTGGTCAAGTATAGATGTTGGATACCCTGACTTTAGGGAAGCTAATAGAATATTTTGGATTTTTTGGGAAGCCTGTAAAGCTGACAAGAGAAGTTTTGGAATGACTTACTTAAAGATTAGACGTTCCGGTTTTTCTTTTATGGGCTCTAATGAGTGTGCTAACACAGGAACATTAGCAAAAGATGCAAGGGTCGGAATACTTTCAAAGACAGGGTCGGATGCTAAAAAAATGTTTACAGACAAGGTAGTTCCAATATGTAACAGATTACCTTTCTTTTTCAAACCTGTTCAAGATGGTATGGATAAACCAAAAACAGAACTAGCATTTAGAATACCTGCTTCTAAGATTACTAAAAAAAATATGCACGAGGTTGACTCTGAGGAAATGACAGGGTTGGATACAACTATTGATTGGAAGAATACAGATGACAACTCTTATGATGGAGAAAAGTTATTGTTATTAGTGCATGATGAAAGTGGTAAGTGGGTAAAACCAAATAATATATTAAACAATTGGCGAGTTACTAAAACCTGTTTAAGATTAGGTAGTAAAATTATTGGAAAGTGCATGATGGGTTCAACATCAAATGCTTTAGAAAAAGGAGGAGGTAACTTTAAAAAGTTATATGAAGACTCCAATGTGGGAACAAGAAACTCAAATGGTCAAACTAAAAGCGGGTTATATTCACTTTTTATCCCTATGGAGCAAAACATGGAGGGCTTTATAGATAGATACGGAATGCCCGTTTTAAATAAACCCAAGAAACATATACTAGGTGTAGATGGAGAAATGATTAATCAAGGGGCTGTAGATTATTGGGAAGCAGAAGTTGATTCTTTAAAAGATGACCCTGATGCTCTTAATGAATTTTATCGTCAGTTTCCTAGAACAGAGTCACACGCATTTAGAGATGAAAGTAAACAATCTTTATTTAATCTAACTAAGATATATCAACAGATAGATTACAACGAAACTTTAATACAAGAACATCATGTAACTAGGGGTTCGTTTTATTGGAAGAACGGAATCAAAGATACTGAGGTTATGTTTAGACCTGACAAGCACGGTAGATTTAATATTGGTTGGAGACCAAAGAAAAATTTGCAGAACAGAACAATAACAAAGAATGGTATTAAATATCCCGGAAACGAACACATAGGTTCTTTCGGCTGTGATAGTTACGATATATCAGGAACAGTTGGCGGGGGAGGTTCTAACGGAGCATTACACGGTGTGACTAAGTTTAATATGGATGATGCTCCTAGTAACGCTTTCTTTTTAGAATATGTAGCTAGACCTCAAACCGCAGAAATATTTTTTGAAGAAGTATTGATGGCTTGTATTTTTTATGGTATGCCAATACTTTGTGAGAACAACAAGCCAAGACTACTCTATCATTTTAAAAATAGAGGATACAGGGGATTTAGTATGAATAGACCCGATAAAGCTTATAACAAGCTATCTAAGACAGAAAGAGAACTAGGGGGGATACCTAACTCATCTGAAGATGTAAAGCAGGCTCACGCAGCCGCTATCGAGTCGTATATAGAAAACCACATAGGATTAAATATAGATGAAAGCAACTCAGATAGCTTGGAAGCTGATATGGGTACAATGCCTTTTATTAGAACTCTAGAAGATTGGGCAAAGTTTGATATTAGTAATAGAACAAAATTTGATGCAACTATAAGTTCAGGATTAGCTATAATGGCTAATCAAAAACACTTATACACACCTCAAAAAAAAGAGTCAAAAATTAGTCTTAACTTTGCAAGATATAGTAACTCAGGAAGAACAAGTCAATTATTATAAATAAATGGAAGATATAAAAATAAATATTGATTCAGCAGGGTTTCCAAATCAGTTCGCTACAGATTCAGAAAAAGCAACTGACCAATATGGATTAATGGTGGGTCAAGCTATTCAATACGAATGGTTTAAAAAAGATGGTAGTCAATGTAGATTCTACAATCAGTGGGGTGAATTTAATCGGCTTAGGCTTTATGCTCGTGGAGAGCAATCAGTGGCTAAGTATAAAAATGAATTAGCTGTTGATGGAGATTTATCCTACATGAATTTAGATTGGACACCCGTTCCTATTATTCCAAAGTTTGTAGATATTGTTGTAAATGGAATGTCTGATAGATTGTTTAAAGTTGGGGCTTATGCACAAGATGCAATGTCTCAAGCTAAACGAAGTAAGTATCAGGATATGATTGAAGGTCAGATGGCTGCTAAAACTGAGTTGCTTAGTATCCAAGAAAAGTTTGGAGTAGACCCTTTTACAGTAGCACCGGACCAACTTCCTGCTAATGATGAAGAGTTATCTTTATATATGCAGCTAAACTACAAACCTGCAATTGAAATAGCAGAGGAAGAGGCGATTAATACTTTGCTAGATGACAACCACTATATAGATTTAAGAAAAAGATATGACTACGATTTAAGTGTATTAGGTATTGCTATAGGTAAGCACGAGTTCCTTCAAGGGGATGGAGTTAAAGTTTCTTATGTAGACCCTGCAAACGTAGTGTATAGTTATACAGAAGACCCACATTTTAAAGATTGTTTTTATTGGGGTGAAATTAAAACTGTTGGAGTTACAGAGTTAATGAAGATAGACCAAAGTTTAACTAATTCTGATTTAGAAGAAATATCAAAGTATAGCCAATCATGGTATGACTATTTCAATGTTGCTGAACACTATCAAGATAGTTTGTTTTCTAGAGACACAGTTACTCTTTTGTACTTTAATTATAAAACTACCAAAACTTTTGTTTACAAAAAGAAAGTTACAGAAGGTGGTGGTTCTAAAGTAATTGAGAAAGATGATACTTTTAATCCTCCAACAGAAATGATGGAAGAAAACAATTTTGAAAAAGTATCTAAAACAATTGATGTTTGGTATGAAGGTATTATGGTTATGGGAACAAACATTATCCTTAAGTGGGAAATGTCTGAGAACATGGTAAGACCTAAATCGGCAAGTCAACACGCAATGCCTAACTATGTTGCGGTCGCACCTAGAATGTATAAAGGAAATGTAGAGTCTTTAGTTAGAAGAATGATTCCTTTTGCAGATTTAATTCAGATGACTCATCTGAAACTTCAGCAAGTTATATCTAGAACAGTGCCGGATGGTGTATATATTGATGCAGATGGATTGAATGAGGTAGACTTGGGCACAGGTAACGCATACAATCCTGAAGACGCATTAAGACTTTACTTCCAAACAGGTAGTGTTATTGGTAGAAGTTACACGGGAGATGGAGAGTACAACCAAGGTAAAGTTCCTATTAAAGAACTAAACTCAAACTCAGGAGCAAGTAAGACTCAAATGCTTATCACTAATTATAATCATTACTTAAATATGATTAGACAAGTGACAGGTCTCAATGAGGCTAGAGATGCTAGTACCCCTAACCCCGATGCTTTAGTTGGTGTTCAGAAGTTAGCAGCACTAAGTTCTAATACAGCAACTAGACACATACTAGATGGAAGTCTGTATATGTATAGAACAATGGCAGAAGCTTTAGCTCTTAGAGTTTCAGATATTCTTGAATACTCAGATTTTAAAGAAGAGTTTATAAACCAAATCGGAAAATACAATGTATCAATATTAAATCAAATTAGTGATTTATATATTTATGACTTTGGAATATTTATTGAAGTTGCTCCGGATGAAGAAGAAAGAGCACAGCTAGAAGCAAATATAAATATGGCTTTATCTAAAGGAGATATAAATCTAGAGGATGCTATAGATATTAGAGAGCTTCGAAATTTAAAAATGGCTAACCAACTTCTTAAAGTTAAAAGAATTAAGAAGCAGGAAAGAGATGAAAAGTTTCAAATGCAACAACAGGCTATGGCTTCTCAACAAGCACAGCAGTTACAGCAAATGAAATCAGGTGCTGAAATGCAAAAGATTGAAATGGAAACTCAGTCTAAAATGAAGATTAAACAAGCAGAGATAGCATTTGAAATTGAGAAGATGAACAATGAAGCTATGCTTAAAGCAAACTTAATGAAACAAGAGTTTGCGTATAATCAAGAACTTAGAAATGTTAGCGAAAGTGCTTTAGAGTCTAGAGAAAAACAAAGAGAAAAAGCAAAATCAGATAGAATTTCTCAAGCAAATACCGAACAGTCAAGTTTAATTAATCAAAGAAAAAATAATCTTCCACCTCAAAGGTTTGAGTCTAACGAAGATAGTTTAGATGGATTTGATTTAGCAGAATTTGAGCCTAGATAATAGCTAAAAAAAATAATTAAATTAATATTAACTTTGTAAAAATTATAATCAAATGGAATTTAAAGTAAAAGAAGTAAATCCTGTTGAGGTAAAAGGAGCTCAACAAGTAGAAAAAGAGTTGCTTGAAAAACATGAGCAACAATTTGAAAGTGATTCTGTTCAGGAAACTGTTCAGGAAAACAAACCTGAAGTTTTAGAAGAGACAAAAGAAAAACCATCTACTGAATTAGAAATAAATGAAGAAAGGGTTTTGTCTTTTATAAAAGATAAGTATCAAAAAGAAATTGGTTCTTTTGAAGAGTTACTTGAAGAAAGAAAAGAGTCTGAAGAATTACCTGAAGATGTAAGTGCCTACTTTAAGTTTAAGAAAGAAACAGGTAGAAGCATTAATGATTACGTTAAGCTTCAGAGAAATTTTGACGATATGCCCGAAGACGCATTACTGTCTGAATATTTTTTGGCTACAGATGAAGCCATTGATGCAGAAGACGTAGATGCTATAATGGATGACTACAAATATGATGAAGATTTAGATGACGAGTCAGATATTAAAAAGGCTAAATTAAAAAAGAAAAGAATTGTTGCCAAAGCTAAAAAGTTTTTCAACGAACAAAAGGAAACATATAAGCAACCTGTCGAGTCGACAAGGGAAGCTAGTTCTCCTGAAGTAGATGAAAAATTAAAGGCTTACCAACAGTATTTAGATAATGCAAAAACGGTAGAAGATACTAACTTAAAAAAATCCGAGTGGTTTACTAGTAAAACTAACGAGGTTTTTTCTTCTGAGTTCAAAGGTTTTGAGTTCAAATTAGGAGAGAGTAATGTCACCTTTAATCCGGGAGATGCTGAGGAGTTAAAGAAATCAAACTCTACACCAATGAACTTTATAAATAAGTTTATGAATGAAGAAGGTTTGATGACTGATGCCGCAGGATACCATAAAGCATTGTCGGTAGCAATGAATCCTGACAAGTTTGCCAAGTTCTTTTATGAGCAAGGTAAATCAGATGCTATTGAAGGAGATGCTCGCAAGGCTAAAAACATAAACATGACCATGCGAAAAGCTCCCGAAACAGTTAGTAAAGGTGGAATGCAAATTAAAGCTTTAAGCAATAACTCAGGTAAAGGCTTAAGGATTAGAAGTAAAAAATAATTAATTAACAAAAAAAAGGTAGTGGCTTACCACTAAAAAAAAATGGCAGTATTAAATACACCGGGTTTCGACTTGCAGCCTTCAGCTCAACAAGTACCCTTATCAACAAATTACATCACTGACTTCAACTTCTTGAATCAGTATCTTCCTGATACTTATGAAAAAGAATTTGAGCGTTACGGAAACAGAAGCGTAAGTTCTTTCTTGCGTCTAGTAGGAGCAGAGCTTCCTTCTAACTCTGACCTTATCAAATGGGCAGAGCAAGGTCGTTTGCACACTAAATATGTAAACTGTACATCAGCTTCTGTAGCAGGAGCAGATACAGCTACTATTACTGTAGCAGATACATTAGTTCCTGCAACTCAGCCTTCAGGCGGAGCAGGTCAAATTGCAATTAGAGTAGGTCAAACAGTAATGATTTCTGACAACTCTATTAATTCTACAAACAGCAACAAAGGTATTGTTACTTCTGTAGATACAGCAAATGGAACTTTTGACGTAGCATACTAC